ACTTACAGAGTCAATTGAATACGACAAGATAGAAGTTGTCGGAATATACAAGGCGATACAAGTCCGTAAAGCAACAGTTGTCAAAAAAGATGGCACAGAACTTGCAAGGTCTTTTGAAAGATATGTGTTAAATCCTGGAACACTTGATGCTTCTGATAACTTAGTTGATACTGACTTATCAGCAGAACCAGCAGAAGTGTCAGCAATTTGTAACGCTGTGTGGACTACTGATGTAAAAGCTGCGTGGAAAGCTAAACTAGTTGCAGACAAAAATTCTAACTAATGCACAAACCTACAACTGAAGAACTTCAAACTGAACTACAAGAAGTAGTTAAAAAGCACAACGATGCTCTAGAAATTCAAAACCAATGTAAAACTAGGTTTACTGAAATCCAAGCAATTTTAAAAGACAGAGCTAGTTGTGAGGAAGTAACTGAAGAAGGCTAGTGGAAAAGCCTTTAATTAACATACCTTCAAGTGGTTCTATATTTATTCCTGGAAAGGTATCTTTTGAATTGCCTTTGGTAACTCCAGCTTCTCACGATCCATTTCTAATTCCTTCAAAGGAACAGATGGAGTCAGCCCTTCAGGAAGAGAAGGTGAAAGAGTCCGAAGAATCAAAAGACGATTCAAATTCAACGGAAATAGGACCACAAGTAAAACCACCGTCAATACCGACAAACCTGCCGAAACCCAAAGAAAACGTAACATCAGAAGAAGTATTAGCTACATTCACTATACCTTTGTTAGGTATGGAAATGGCAATTCCAACACCTGAAGTTGTTACAACGAGTGTTGTAGCTGCTGGTACAGCTTCTTTAATTACGGTGGCAGGTGGTATGGCGACTCAAACTGCTGTTAATTATTTAAAGAAAATATTCAAAAAAATCTTTACTAAGGTTTTAAAGAAGGAAGTGAAAGAGATTCAAAAGACTTCTGATTCTTCTTCACATAACTCGAAATAGATATTATGTCTCCACATAAACCAAACATAGGACTTTTAGGATTTATCATATAACCCTGTGAATATAATTTTGCACATTGGTTAAATCTTATAAGCTCTCTGTCGTAGTTAACTTTTAAATTTTCAGCCTCAGACCGCTTTATATTCCTCTGTACAAGCTCTAAACAGCTTTTATGATACTTTGCACCTAAAGGAACCATCCAGCTTATCTGAAAGCCCCATCCTTGACTTATAGAGTATGCTTCTGATTGAGAATCATTACCAGTATAAAATGGTGTAAAACTCATACTAGGAGTTGAGCATACAATATTACGTCCGTAATAATTTTTGCTTGTTGCTCCTTGGTTTATTTGCATATTTTGATTAATGATGCTGGAATTACCAACAGCATTAGGAGCTGCTATAGATTGATTACCTTCTTCTTCTGCTTTTACTGGATTCCCTATTGAGAGAAGACAGATAAGGAAGTAATAGTAGAAGTTGTTGTGATATTTTCTGAAATATCGTGTTGCTCTACTAATCCAGCAGCTCTGGTTGTAATGTTTAGTGACCACGGTACTGTTGCATCACTTACAGTATAAGTCGTATCGGACGCAGTAATAGATGCACTAGGAGTTACGTTAGTACCTTCCCATGTGCTTACAGTAGATCCATATACCTGGATTTGGTGAGTACGGGTTATTGTCTGAGTAGTATTATTAGTTGAGTTACTACTACCTGTAGTGAATGCAGGTGTTATTTGGTTAGCTAATACTGCATTAGGTATTAATAATGCTATTAATAATAATTTTTTCATTGTTTAGTTTCCCTTGATTTAGAATTACCACCACTTCTACCATTACCAATGGACAAACCAAGCGAGGCAGTTGATGCTGAAAACACACTTGCGATAAAAGTTGGATCAAAATCCAAAATCTTTTTACCATCAGGCTTTTCGTAGTATGAAACGGTTAATAAAAGTCCAGACCACAATAAAATTGTGATTTTTACTGCATCATGCAGCCACTCTCTTTTATTTTCTTCTTGTTCCATTGTTAAATCCTGGATGTTTGATTTCTATAAACCAATCCTTCTCTCCAAATTTACCATTTTCTACGACAATTGGCTGTGTAGTTTGCTCCAATTTATCCATTTGTTTATGGTAATTTTTAATTTCACTAGTAATATTAGCCTTAGTTTTTATTTCTCTATACCAAGCTATAATTAAATCTATGTAATATTTAATTAGTTTTTTAAAAAATAATGCCATTTGTAAGTGAAAAACAAAAGAAGTATCTCTATGCTAACAAACCTAACGTAGCTGCAAAATTTGCAAAAGATTCAAAAAATGCAAAAATAAAGAAAGGTTATAAACTAAAACCATGAGTGAATTTGAAGACGCAAAAAAGTCAGAAGCTTTTTTCAAAGAATACAAAAGAAAATTGCAATGGCGTATGCAATTAAAAAAGATTAGAGAAGAACAAGAAAAACAAAATAATAGAGGTATAGAACCAGCACCTAAAAAAGGAGGTTAATTATGTTTGGTTATAAGAAAAAGAAAAAAGAGAAAAAAGTAGATATTACTACAAAACAGAAAAGAGGTAGTCACATAAATCTAATTAATTACTATAATAGTTCAGGTGAAATGGGTAAAAAACCCGATCATTGGACGGATAAAGACGTTTCCGATTACATTCAAAACCACGCTAACTAATCATGCTTGTATTACTCAAACCAATTTTAATGAAGTTTGCCACTTCAGATTCTGTAAAATCTTTAATTGTGCAACTTCTTAAAAAATTAGCTTCTACCACAGATAATAGTGTGGACGACAAAGCTGTAGAATTTATTGAGAAAAGTTTATTCCCAGAAAAAGATGGCTAGAAGAAAACTACAAGGAATGGCATCTGAGGATGAGCTACAAGCTCTCCATAGGTTAGTTGCTACTAAATTAGTAGATCAACTAAATAGAGAGGATGTAAAGGCTTCTGACCTTGCTAACGCTATTAAATTCCTTAAAGATCAAGGTATTACCTTAGACAAGAATGGAGATGTTTCAGCAATAACTGAAATGATTTCTTCACTTCCTGATATTGATATGTCTAAAGTAAAGTCCTATATTAATGCATAAGAAGAGTTTTTCTTTTTAATGCAAAAATCATTAACCCTGGCATGACACATTCACCTCATGTTGGGGTTTTTGTGTTTTCTACGCCAGAGGATATTATGGCAAATTTACAAGCCCTACAATCACAAGATGCTATTAAACAATGGAGACAATCAATTAAAGAAGCTTTTAATTTTCAATGTGCTTACTGTGGTACAAAAAGTTTTAACTTAACACTAGATCATGTACAACCTAAAACTAAAGGAGGAGAAAATTTGTCAACTAATATTGTTCCAGCTTGTATAGCTTGTAATCAAGCAAAAGGTAGTCATAATTGGAAAGTGTGGTATCGTACACATACTCGTTATTGTATAGAAAGAGAGCAATTTATTAACAACTGGATTAGTGCCTGATAAACATCAACAGATTATAAAAGAAGCTATAGATAGTTTTCCTGTATTTGCTACGCATTTATGGCATTTTTTAAGGTTACCTAGTCCTACACCTGTTCAGTATCAATTAGCTGATTACCTGCAAAATGGTCCTAACAGAAGAATTATCATGGCATATAGAGGTTGTGGTAAGAGCTTCTTAACTGCTGGCTATGTGCTCTGGAGGCTGCGTAAAAACCCAGATACTAAAGTATTGGTCATATCAGCAGCACAAGACCGTGCAGACGCTTTTAGCGTGTTCTGCCATGACTTACTTAGAAACTGGTTTATGGTTAAGGATTTATTTCCTAGCGACACTCAAAGATTTTCTAAGGTAGCTTTTGATGTTTATGGTTCTAAACCTGATCAAAGTCCTTCAGTACGGTCAAGTGGTATTTTTGGACAAATAACTGGTTCCAGAGCTGATTTAATCGTAGCTGATGACGTAGAAACACCTCAAAGTTGTGAAACTCAACTTATAAGAGACAAACTTAGAGAATCTATTAAAGAATTTGACTCAATTATTAAACCTGGAGGTCAAATAGTCTTTCTTGGTACTCCTCACACACAAGACAGTATTTATGGAAAGTTAGAACTAGCTGGTTACACTCCCAGAATATGGACAGCTTTATACCCAACAGCTAGAAAACGTAAAGACTATTATCAACATCGACTAGCCCCTAAAATAGCTTCTGATTTAGATAAAGATGCTAGTTTAGCTGGTCATCCTGTAGATCCAGAAAGATTTAACTGGGAAGAACTAGAGGCTCGTAAAGAATCAATAGGTAGGTCTACTTTTAATCTTCAATTCTTATTAGACATTAGTTTATCTGATGAAGAAAGGTATCCTCTTAAATTAATGGATTTATGTATATTTCGTTTAAACAGAGAACAAGGTCCAGATAAGGTTGTATGGCTTGCTAACGGTGATAAAGCTTTAGATTTACCTTCTGTGGGGCTTCACGGTGATCTCTTTTACAAACCTGCTCAAATCGGGTCTGAATTTATTGATTACACGGGGGTTGTACTCGCTGTGGACCCTTCTGGACGAGGCAGCGATGAGCTTGGCTATGCGGTAGTCGCCTACTTGAATGGTAACCTCTTTCTCCTTGCTTCTGGAGGTCTTAGGGGCGGTTACAGCGAAGTTAATCTTAAGAAACTCTCCCTCATTGCGAAGGAATACAAGGTTAAACAAATATTGGTTGAAAGCAACCTTGGACTCGGTATGTTCAGCGAGCTTTTGAAAAGATATTTGGGTACTATTTACCCATGCTCTATCGAAGAGGTCAGACATACAAAACAAAAAGAAACTAGGATTATTGATACTCTTGAACCTGTCATGAACCAACACAGGCTCATGGTCGATACTGACATAATCGCTAAAGATATTGCTTCCACTCAATGCTATCCAACAGAAACTAGATCTCAATACCAGCTCTTTTGGCAAATGACCAGGATTACCAAAGAGAAAAATTCGATTAGACATGATGACCGCCTTGATGCTCTTGCAATGGCTGTGCAATTCTTTACAGAGAATATGGCATTAACTGAACAAAAAGCTATAAAAACTAGGGAACGAGAACAATGGGAATTAGAAAGACAGTTTATACAAGGTGAAGGTGGCTTAAACGTAGGAGTATTAGGTTACGCTAAATCTTTAGAAGATTTACAAAAAGCTTCTTTAGGTGCTTCAGGTGGTGCTAACTGGTTAGACGGATATTAATGAGAAAGACAAACACTATACTAATAGAACATTTAAATAATAGCTGTTATTTAACTACTCCTTTAACTGCTCAGTTAAATGACATATAATATATATTATATACATACTATATAAATGACTAGAAACTATAGAAAGGAATATGATAATTACCAAGGTAAACCTGAACAGATTGCTAATAGAAGTAGTAGAAATACCGCTAGACGTAAGTTAAAAAACTCTGGTTATAAGTTAAAAGGTAAAGATGTTGATCATAAAGACGGTAACCCAAAAAACAATAGTATAGCTAACCTTAGAGTAAGATCAAAAAGTTCTAATAGGTCTAGGAAATAGATGAATTATGCAAAAATACATTCAAATGTTCTTAAAAAGCAGGTATTACAAGAATTTTAAGACTTCTTTACGCTTTAACAGGTGGCATTTACTAAATCCTAAAGAAATGAGGTTAGAACTATATAAACAATATTTAGATAGTCTTTATAAAAAGTAGTGAAATATTTTTGTTGCTAATTTTTGAGCACCTTACGAATATGTTGGCGGCTGACTCCCCCCTTGGGGGCTTATGGCTTCCTTTTATATGCCAGTTGTAGGATTGGCACAGCCTTATTGAGTCTCATTCTCATCTAAATGTGCCAATTTTGTAACTGGTTAAATGCTTATTGATATTGAAAATCGTTCGCAACTAGCAACATCTATATTTTTTTTTTATTTTTATTTACACGACCACGACCACAACATATAAGTAAAACTTATGACATATATAAGTTTTATTATTTGCAATTACTAAAGTTTTATGTTGACAAGTTTTAAGTATTTGTAACTATGGGATGTAAGTAATTTATTTACTTATTTAATCCTTTATTAATTCCTTTCCCATGACTAAATTAATTGAAAGAGAACGGCTACCTTTTGACGGCTGTGACCATGACGGTTACATATTCCAATTAAAAGGACCGCATTACAAAGACGCATATATAAGTTTCTTTGCATCCGATGATTTCGCT